TGTTCCGTTTGGTTGTATCTCATAGAAAGTACCAGCTGTATGATACTGTGCTATTCTTTCAGCCTTAGGTGAATCATCTACTTCAAACACATGTCCTGACTCAGTTACCTTGACGTGGTTCAAAGGATAAATAGATTCTTCTCCAAATTCAGGAGGGTCTTCATATGTTATTGGTGCTTTTTGATCTTCATCTTTACCACCATATCTTGGATTAGGTTCGTTCCATGTTCTTCTACTATAATATGTTTTGGAGTCATACCCTGGTGGTGGTCCATCTTTAATGGTTGATGCCTCACCGTCTTCCTTACCTCGGTCACTTTCTACACCAGGAGGTCCTGCTTTAGGTATTTTTAATACTCTATGCTTTTTCTTATGAGCTAATATATTTTCACCAGCTCTTACACTTGGTGTTTCAATAGTACTAGCTCTTATTGCATCACCTCTAGCTAATCTATTAACATCACTCTCACCTGGTATTTCTATTTTTGGATAAACTTTATTGGGATCATTAAACCCTAATTCATTATAAGCTTCTGGTGCACCAGCTAATGTACCCATGATCATAGGCTGTTGCATTTGTTTACCGTCTACAAAGAAACCAAATACCCATGTTCCTTCAACAGGACCTGTAGGACTTTCACCTACACCACTAATTGATGCACTTGTAAAAGGCATGATAGGTGTTGCCCAAGGAAGATCCTCTGTTGGTATTTTAGATCTGTCTTCTGTATGGATACCAAATGCTCTTATTCTCACTCTTCCCATCTTTAAAGGATCAAGACGATCTTCTACTACACCAAAAAAATATTGAAAATTTCTAAAATACTCTGCTGAATATGCTGTTGTCATTATTATTTCTCACCGTGTTCAAAATCTAGACCGTCTTTTACAACTGTTAGTTTTGTATTAAATATTGTTTTGTCATATATATGTTCAACTTTAGTGACATACCAATTACCACTATACATACTACCTTGCGTTTTTCTCTCCGGAGCTCCTGATTCTTTTAAATTTATTTGTATTACAGTACCAGGTACTAAACTACTATCTCCATGTATGGAAACAATCATACTATAATGACCTAACATTTCCATATAAGATTTTCTTTTAGTTTGTATACCAGGTAGGTTTTCATTAAACGAACCTTTTGTTGAATCTATTGCAATAGTTGTTTCAGTAGGATCATTACCAAACATATCAAAGAATGCTGATGACATATTAAAATGTTCACCTAACGTATTAAAATTATCTCTTTCTTTTATCATATCAAAATTTGTTATTGTGTAACTTTTTTTATTAAAATCAACAGCAGATACTTGTGTAGCATACTCACCTTTTTGTATTCCTTGCATGGTATTGTTTATTGCCATTGGTGACATATGTTTTATATTTTGATAAAACAACTTATCGTTTTGAGGAAGAGCAGCAACATCACTATCAAATGTGTATGCTTTTTCTTTAACATTATCAGACCAATTTTCTATATTTTTAAAATGAAATGCATCATCACCTTCATAAAATGTATAGAAAGAACTTGGAAAACCTGATCCTCCAAATGATCGTACTGCTAAAAAATGTAATGCTTTAAATGGAGTCAAGCCTGGTATTATAAATTTTTGTGTTCCTATTGACTCATCTACAATAATAGGTTTTTCTTTCCATATTGGTTGACCATCTTTGTTAGCTGATTTAAATTGTTTAAATTTTTCACTACCAATTATAAAATTATTATAAATGTTTTTTGCAATATCAGATGTTGATCCAGCAAAAGATTGGTTCACAGTTATCTGATCATTAATTAATTTTTCTTTTGATACACAATTTAATACCATGCTAGTAGAAAGACCTCTTTGATCTTTTTTAACAGGACTATATCCTGTAACATAAAATAAGTCTTCAATAATTTTTTTAGTAGGTGTCTGGAATTTTATTAATATAAATTCTTCACCCTGTAATCCTTTGGTACCAAACTCTTCAAAAACTAATTTAGATTCTGATATGTGTATACTTAATGTCATATATGGATCAAATATAGATTGAGATATAATCATGTTAGTATACATATCTGTCAAGTCAACTAAACTTCTAAATTCAATACCTTCTTTATCATCATCAATAAGTTTGCCCATATCTAAAGAAAGCTCAGCACTCCCTGAGTTAAAAAGCATTTTATTTTCGTCAAGTTCTTTTACTGTAGACATTATATTTTATACCAAATTGTTTAGTTGTTCAGTCACTGCTGGAAGATAGGAAGAGTTTACTAATTTAATAAATTTTCTATTTTCATTTATTTTATCATGATATGTATATGCATCAACTGCAGTATAGTCACCAGACGACACACCATTAGAAACAGTTAACGAGTCTGCTGAAACAGTTATATTTTTTGTATTGTGTTCACAATGTATAGTTATTGCTTGTGCAGCTGGTATGCTTCCATATTTTTTATTAATAAATTTCTCAAAATCATATACTGATAAAGGCCATTCAAAATAAGGATCTATTATATTATTAGATAGAAGAACTAACCATGCATATGATGGGTCACTATAGTAATTGAACGCTACTGTGTCTGGTGCTTCACCATCCTTTATAGCATAATTTAATAATGCAAATGCATCATCTTTAATTAATTTATTCAGTTTAACACCTACAGCTAAATTAACAATGTCTTGATTCATAAATTTTGTTTTTGGAAACAGACTAAAATAACTCATTTATTTATTTCCTTGAAATAGAGTGTTCTTGGTGATAGTTGATTTTGCTAAGTTACTACCAAAGTTAACTGCATTTTCTAATGTCTTCGTTGGATCAATATCTTTTGCACCTGTGAAGTTAGCTGCTGGCTCATAATCTTCACGAGTATGAAGAACAGTCTCTCCTAATTGCAGATCAAGTGTAACAGCTGTTGGTGCACCTGTGCTACCAAAAAATGATAGTACTCCATCTGGAGCAAAATTTGTTGCCATAGTTTTTATTACAGCTGTTTTAAAATGATACATATATTTAGTTTCAGTACCCATAATATATATTTCACATTCATCTGGAAAGTTTAATGTAAAATTGGCTAAGCCTCTTCCTGGTAAAGCTGATGCTCTTAATGAGTCTAATATTTTTGCTAATACATCAGACTCTTGTTTACTTGATGGAGCTAACTTCCAATTGAAACTATGGGATCTTAATCCTACGCCTTGAAATAAAGTTGTGATCATTGGATTAGGTGCTGATCCAAAGAATCTATTTAAACCTGCAGCAACTGCTCCTTGGCCACCTCTACCAAACTTGCCCATAGCCAACATACCTATACCTAAACTACTACCTGATTCTCTAACAGTATCTTTAAGATTAGAAAGTCCACCTGTTACTGCAGCTCCAGCAGTTTTTGCAGTAGATTTGACTAACGTAGCACCTAAGTCAGCTGCTCCTTCTAGATCTCCACGTGCTGCTAAGTCAGATAACTGTCCACGTATTGCTCCAAGTGACGATTCATTATACTGTATGTTTAATGTTTCAACTAGTTGTAATGGAACAGGTAACAATATTGTCTTATGTAATTTTCTTTCTTGGAATGAATCGTCTTTAAACACATACCTATAAAATTGAAGTGCCATATAGTGTGTAGATAAATCTAAAGGAAATACTAACGTATCATCACCAGCTTGTTCAGACCCTACCGTGTCTCTTCTTTTTTTAGCCATCATAGCTTCTGGTGGTGCAATTAATTTCTTTATTCTTTTTTGACCTGCACCCATTGGTAGATCTGTCATAGTTATTCCTCCTAAATAGTTACATG